TGCCACCTGTACAGGTATATTGGGAACTAGCTAAAGATGAAGCAAAGCCTGACTTTGTAAAGCATACCAGAGGACACTTGCTACACAACACAAAGCCTGTAGAGGCTATGACAGAAGAGCAAGCTATAGAATACTTAATTATGAAAGATTGCCCACAGCATGTGTGGCGCAATTGGAATGAAGGCAACAAACCTAAACTGGTTATATGCCGTAAAGAACAGCTTCCGGGTTCACGTGAGTGGCGCAACGCTTGGAAGATTACTGAAGAACTTAGCGTCACTGATTTAGCAGCCTAAGAGGAGAAACCTAATGGCACAAACATACATCGTAGACAAGGACGGGAATCAGATTGATGCCTCAACAGCAACCGTACCTTCTGACCGTCACTTCCGTGGTGCATGGTCATTGGATGGCACAGTTATATCAGAAGATGTAACTGCAGCCAAAGTAATCTTCAAGGACAAAATCCGTGAAGTTCGTACACCACTGCTTGAGGCAGAGGATGTCGTGTATATGAAAGCACTAGAAGCTGATGATACATCTGCAAAGGCAGCATCAGTAACTAAGAAAGCTGCACTGCGTGATGCACCTGCCGCTTCTGCAATTGGTAGCGCAGACACAATTGCTAAACTCAAGGCAGCTTGGGATACATCTGTGCTTGGTGATAGCCCTTACGCATAAGGATAAGTAGATGGCACTTACTCAAATCACGGGGACGGGTATAGGTTCTGTAGATTCTTTAACGCCTACCACAATACTTCTTGGTGGTTTGGGTAGTGCCAATGCGCTGTCTGACTATGAAGAAGGTTCTTGGACACCCTCAGTAAGTTATGGTTCTGGCTCTAGCTATACAACAATAACCAGCCCTAATGTTGCGGTGGGTGCATACCGTAAAATAGGTTCAATGTTATACATAAGTTTTTACTTTTATAAGAACTCAAGTCCAATAGGTGGCTCAGGGGGAGGTTGGAGAGTGAATGTTCCCTTTGCAATTCAACATGGCGGAAGTTATGGATATCCATCTATTCCAGTGGGTTACTGGACACTAAATAGCACTAACTATTTCAATAGTATTCCAACTCGTATGCAAGCTAATGGTTCAGATTTTCTTGACATGTATGGCGCACAAGGGTCAACAGCTTGGTCCTCTGGTAGTTATGAGTTAGCGGGTCACGGAGTTTTAATGACTACATAATAACTCATCTGGATGATGGGTCGGACAGGAGAATAAAATGGCATTAACAGAAGAAACAGTACAAGACAAAATTGAAATCGTATCTGAACACAAAATTGTGCAAGTCAGAACCGCAACAGTCATCAAACGTGATGGCGTTGAGATTAGCCGCAACTTCTCACGGCACGTTGTAGCACCTAACGCTGACATAAGTAACGAAACAGCAGAGGTACAGGCTATCTGTGCAACAGTTCACACACAAGCAGTTAAAGATGCATATGCTGCACATCTAGCGGCTCAAAAAACCCCATAAGGAAGAACGATGCCATACATAGGTAAATCCCCAGCAGTAGGTTTTCGCAATCGCTTTGTATATCAAGCGACAGCAGGGCAGACTAGCTTTAGTGGCAGTGATGCCGACAGTAAGGTGTTATCGTATCAGGATAGCTTATACTTGGACGTGTATCAAAATGGTGTCCTACTCAAACCCGGTACAGACTATACAGCCACGACAGGTACAACAGTAGTCTTGGTCACAGGGGCATCCCTCAATGACGTAGTTGAGATGATTATTTATGATACATTCTCTGTAGCCAACAGCTACACCAAAGCAGAGGCAGATACACGCTACCCATTCTTAGGTAATGACAGCATCATCCGTACTAATGGGCAGACCATTACTGCTGACATCACAATCAGTGCGACAACTAACGGTGTATCAGGCGGTCCTATTACACAGGACAATGCCACTGTCACTGTTAACGGATATTGGAGTATCGTATGACCAGCGTATTGAATGTAGACAGCATTGCGGCAAAGGACGGTACGTCACCTGTCACGCTGACGAAGCAAGAGGCGGCGAAGGCATACGTTCTTTTTAATGGAACAGGCACTGTTGCAATTAGAAAAAGTTTTAATTGTTCTAGTGTGACAGATAATGACACAGGTGATTACAGACCAAATTGGACAAACGTGTTTGATTCAGTGAATTATATTAATACAGGAAGTTGTATTGGCTCTCCTGAAACATCTAGTGGAACTTTAGCCGTGCTTCTTGGTTCTGGTGACACGGGTTTTGCTGCTGGGTCAGTAGATTTATCTACAAGAAATGCATCGGGTAGTAGATTTGACGTTTCTTACGTCCATTTAATTTCGTTTGGAGACCTCGCATAATGGCTAGTTTACTTAAAGTAGATGCACTAACAGGTGTAACCACCGCTGGTTCTATTAGCGTTACTGGCGAGGGCAACTCAACCACGACTAATCTTCAGCAGGGGTTGGCGAAGGTTTGGTGCAATTTTAATGGAACTAGTACTGTTGCAATTCGTGCAAGCAATAACGTATCAAGTATTACGGATAATGGTACTGGTGATTACACGGCAAACTTTACGAATGCAATAGCTGATGCAAATTACGCAGTTACAAATGGCTTTACACCCTATACATCTACAAACTTTACAACATATGGAGCCATTCACGGAAGCGCAGCAAGTGGTGCAACTACGAAAACGACATCTACTATTCGTGTTGAGTACAAGAACATAGCAAATGACAGTACTTTTTATGATGCCGCAGAAATCAATGTCGTAATTCACGGAGACCTAGCATAATGGCAAGCGAACTTAGAGTAAACACCCTCAAGGATGCCGCTGGGAACAACAGCGTAGGCATGACATATGTTGCAGAGGGTACGGCAAAATGTTGGGCTATTTCAGCGGTTGGTGCTGCCGCGCCAGATTCGCTCAATCTCACAAATATTGTAGACAATGGGACTGGAGATTTCACATTTAATATTGCTACAGACTTTGGGTCTGTAAATTATGCTCATCCCATAGTACCCGCAGACCAAGATGGTGGAGGCGGTATGGATATTACTGTTACATCAAAGGCTGCTGGTTCTATACGAATTGGCACTATAAGAGATGACAGCACTAAAACAGACAATGCTCTTTTTCTTTCTGTATCAATGTTTGGAGACCTAGCATGAGTAAAGCAGCAGAACTAGCCGCGCTGATTGGTTCAGGTCAGGCGCAGGGTAACAGGAACATTATAATAAATGGAGCCATGAACGTGGCTCAACGAAATACGAGTGTATCTAGTTTATCAAGCACTGCTACTTATTCAACTTGTGACAGATGGATGGTTCAATATGGTACTGCAGGAACATTTACAGAAAGTCAGTCAAGCACTGCACCTGACGGTTTTGCCAATAGTCTTAAATTAGACTGCACTACAGCAGATGCTAGTCCGGGTTATCTTCTTATTATTCAAAACGTGGAAGGTCACAATGTACAACAAATTAAAAAGGGAACTTCTAACGCTTTAAGAACAGTCATGTCTTTTCATGTTCGTTCTAACAAAACAGGAACATATCAAGTAAATATTTTTGATAAGGATAACACAAGAATAGTCGGTGCAAGTTATACAATTGACTCCGCAAACACTTGGGAAAAAAAATCAGTAACTTTTCCTGCGGATACAACTGGTGCTTTTGATGATGACAATAATAATTCACTACAAATTGAGTGGTGGCTGGCTTCTGGTTCTACTTATAACACTGGTACTCTTCCTACAGCTTGGGAAACACGAGATAATGCGGATAGAGCAGCGGCTTTAAATGTTGCTATTGGAGCATCTACAGATGATGAGTTTTACATTACTGGAGTTCAATTTGAAATCGGAGATGTAGCCACGCCGTTTGAGCATGAGGACTTTGGAACTACGTTAGCCAAGTGTCAGCGGTATTATACCATAGAAAAAGCGGGTACTGGAGGAACTTACAAAAGACTTGCTTTGGGTCAATGTCAAGACTCGACATCGGCAGGTTTTATAATGTCTCTTTCAACACCTTTAAGAGGTACACCAACATTAGAAACTAGTGGTAATTCAAATCACTACCAAACATATAGTGCTGGTGCAGTAGATACTCTTACTGGGATATTATTAACAAGTGATTCTGATGCCGGAACGTATAATCATAATATTGCTTTTAATGTTACTGTTAGTTCAGGTCTTGTAGCAGGTGATGCTGCATCATTGGTAACAAATAATAATGCAAGTTACTATTTAGCTTTTGATGCAGAATTATAAAGGATAAAAAATGAGTATAGAAAATGCTAAATATAATAAAGATAAACTTTCAGATAAAGCAATTTCAATAAACTGCATATGGGACGGGAAACTTATATCTGTACCATTATCTGAAGACAATCGCCACTACGCAGAAATTATGCGTCAGGTAGCGGCTGGCGAACTAACCATTGCAGATGCTGACTGATGGACTTAGTACACATCATAGATACCCTAATCGGTATAGTAGTCATGGGCGGTGCTTGGTATCTTGGTGGTATGACTAGAGAGATGAAGCGCATGGACATACTAATGAATAGAACACGTGAAGAGTATGTCACACGTCAGGAAGTACGTGAGGACATGAGCCGTGTTATGGAAGCATTACATCGTGTAGAAGACAAGTTAGACCGTGTGTTACAGAAAGATTAATAGATGGCTATAACAACAGACGCAGAACTACAAACCGAAGTTGGTAAGCTAGCTGTAGCAGACCCCACGAACATCCCTGCAGTTACGGGCATCGTTCCCACTGTTGGAGCGGGCGAGGATATTGCTGCGGCATCAGGGCAGCTAGGAACAGGCCCCGCAACAGCCACGGGTTTGGCAACCACGACAGGCATAGCCCCTGCAACCCCAACTGCTCCTGCAGCTAACGTAGGTCAGATTGCTTCTGTAGACGATGTTAGTACCGATTTGACACAGCTAGGTGGAGCGCAGGCTGCTCAACTAACTCCTACACAACCCTACGTTGACATGACAGGTGTTCAGGGAACGGTATCAGCCGGTTCGCAGGCCACCGCTGCAACACAAACCCTCGACCCACAGGCTACGGTTCAGACCCAGCTTGGTAACCTGATGTCCTCTATTCAGTCGGGTGCGCCCCTTCCCCCGTGGGCTGCTCCGGGGGTTCGCAAAGTTAGTGCCATGATGCAGGCTCGTGGCTTGGGTGCTAGTTCGATGGCGGCGGCTGCAATCACGCAGTCCTTGATGGAGTCCGGTGTTCAGATAGCTGCACGGGATGCAGACAAGTACGCTGCAATCCAATTGCAAAACCTGAACAACCAGCAACAGACTGCCCTGTCTAACGCCGCGACCTACGCTGCAATGGACAAGTCGAACCTCAATGCCCGTCTTCAAGGGGCTGTTACAGAGGCACAGTCTATACTATCTGTAGACTTGAAGAACCTCG